ACTACAATAAGTCAATCACAAACAAAGTCTTGATGATTGATGATATTAGTCCCCAATTTACTGGATTAGTTACTTCAACTGGTGGTGGAATTATCGGTTTGAGTACATTCTCACTGCTGAATGATTCTAATACAATGCTTCATCATGTATTCAATCCTGCTACTGCCATTGATACTTCCACTGGTTTGATTACCATCAATGATCATAACTTCCATACTGGAGAAAGATTAGTCTACACTCAAGACTCAGGTCCTATTGGTATCGCTGCCACCCATTCAGTAGGAATAGGAATCAATACCACTGTCAATCTTCCTAATGAAGTTTATGTGGTGAAAGTAACAGATAATACATTTAGACTCTCAATGGGATCATCTGAGACTAAATTATCCACACCTCATACAATCGGATTTACAACTATAACTGGATTGGGAACAGAACATAGTCTGTCAGTTGAAAATGAACTTGCAATAACCAGAGGATTGATCACCATTGATAATATGATTCAGAGTCCAATTGCAAGAAAAGACATAACTGTCGGACTTTCTTCAGCAATTGGAGCAGCACATGCTGAAATTTATGTAAATGATCCAACAAAATTTGTTGGCAATTCACTATTAAAAGTTGATGATGAGATATTTAAGGTTTCTGCAGTTGGTGTTGGGTCAACCAATTCACTTTCAGTAGAACGTGGATTCATGGGAACTTCTCCCGCTGCTCACTTAGTTGGAGCAGCACTCACAGCATTATCTGGTGATTATAGAATCCAAAAAGGCAAGATACACTTCAAAGATGCTCCATATGACTCTAGCACTTTTAGTGGAAGAATATTCTACAGATTGAACTATGATAACAACAAAATAGTTGATGATATTTCTGAAGAATTCGATGGTTCTAAGGATAAGTTTGATTTAACGGTAAACACTCAAGATGCTAGTGGAATCAATACCAGTTTTGGTGCGTTCTTAATTAATAACATCTTCCAAAGACCTTTCTACAATGATGTGGGTTCAATACTTCAGTCAGACTATACGCTGGTTGGTGGTGGTGTTGGTGCTGCATCAACTATTGATTTTACTGGATCTCTTCCCGATGATTTGCCTAAGGGTGGAATTATTAATGAAATCACCGGTATTACTACTACTGGAGTAGGATATCAGGTTCCAAGAGCAGGATCTGCCTCAACCGTATTCATTAATGCTTCTGGTGCCGTTACTGCTGTTGGCATAGGAAGTTCTGGCGGTGGTGCAGGTTACCTGGTTCCTCCTAGAGTTTCAATTGCATCTACGACTGGGGTTGGTGCAGCAGTCACTGCTGTTATCACTGATGGTATCATAACCTCATTTGATGTGGTTACAGCGGGTTCTGGATACACTGCCACCTCTCCACCGACAGTAATCATAACACCTCCAGGACCATATAAGAACATGCCACTTACAGGTGGAAGTGGATCTGGTGCAACCTTAGATGTTGTAGTTGGAGTAGGTGGATCTGTACTTAATTTTGAATTGGCAGAAAACGGTATAGGTTATGAAGTTGATGATGTTCTGGAATTATCCGGAATGGAATTCCAATCTGTTGGTGTTTCTACCTTCCCTCTGAAAGTTACAGTTAAATCTAAATTCCAAGATAAATTTGCTGGATGGACTTTTGGTCAACTTTTGGAACTTGATGACTTTAGTGGGTTATTCAATGGAGTAAGAAAAGATTTCTATCTAACTAGAACAATTTTCAATGAAGAGTTCTACAGTATTGTTGCTGAGGCAGGAAGTGGCATCATACTTCAAAATAATCTTTTAATGTTCATTAATGATGTTTTGCAAAAACCAGGTATTGATTATACATTTACTGGCGGTACAAAACTCACTTTCGTGACTGCTCCTGACTTTGGATCTAAGTTTAAGTTGTACTTCTATACTGGTTCATCAAGTGATTATCAGTCAGATGATGTTGATCAAACTATCAAAATTGGAGATGTTCTAAGATTGCAGAAATGGACTAATGGAGTTATTTCTCAAACTAATAGAACAGTCTACGAATTGGTTGCTTCTGATACTGTAGAAACTGAAACTTACAGTGGACTCGGAATATCTACTGATGGTAATTTCCTCAGACCAACTATGTGGAGAAAGCAAACTTCTGATTTGATCATCAACGGTTTACCAGTTTCTAAGCAAAGAGACTACTTGGAACCCAAGATCTTCCCCAATACTAATATTATTGTAGGACTTGCTGCTACTCATAGTAAGATCTATGTTAAAGATGGTTGGTCTTTCAGCAGAATCGATGATATTGGTGGTATTTTGGATGATATCGTCATTGTCGGTGTTGGAACAACTGGTAATGCAATAACTGAATCTATAAATGGTGTTACATTCTCAGGTGATTATAATTTAGTTACTGGTATCGGTGCTTCTAATACTGGAATCAATACAACTACACCGATGCTTTATTTTGATGTTGTTGCTGATCCGGTAATCTTTGCTGATCCTGCAACTGCTTCAAAGATCAAGATATCTGGTATTACAACCAGTGATTACTTTGTGATAGATAAGACACTCATAGGTAGCGGTGTTACTGCTATTCTTGATTCGCCTCTGAATCCTCTTGTAGGGGAATCTACAGATTTCATTAATGGTGTATATCATGCACACAAAGTTGATGAACTCAATGCTACCACTAAGAGAATTTTCTCAAATGTTCAATCATTAAGTGGAATTAGCACAGCAGGTCTCTCAACATACAGCACCAGTCATGGTTGTATGAGTTGGGGTGCAATAAATGTCACTAGAAATTCTGGGACAGCAAAAACATTCACTGCTCAAACTGGAAATGGTAATGCTGGTTTATCAACCTCCACGTATATCAGAAGAAAGGGTCAATATAAACTGGCTTACTAATTCTGTATAAATAATCAAAATTGTCAAAGAACCCTTCTGGACATGTCAGCTATAATTACTGATCAATTTAGAATATTGAATGCTGAGACTTTTGTCAAAAGTTTCACAGGTATTGGTACTACCGCCAATAATTACTACACATTTCTGGGTCATCCCAACCCAACAAACACTTTAGTTGATAATTATGGGACTACTGATTGGTCTACAAATCCTCCGGATCCTAGAGATTCATTTGAACAGGAAAGTTCGTACCACGATAGTATGCTTTTCATGAAAAAGATCACTTCTAGTGATGTAGCAAGAGTCATACCCAGAAGAAATTGGACGGTTGGAACCACATATGATGTATATAAAAATGATATTGACATTAGTAATGGTGCTTTAGTATCAGACTCAAAAACTCTGTATAATGCAAGTTATTATGTAATCAACTCTGAGTTTAAAGTTTATCTTTGTGTCAATAATGGTGCCAATCCTGAAAGACCGAATGGTCAAAAGTCTTTATACGAACCAAATTTTGTAGCAACTTCTATCAGTCAAGCAGGTGCTATTGATGATGGATATCGTTGGAAATATTTGTACACTTTGACCCCCTCCGAGATTATTAAATTTACTACAGATAATTATATACCAGTTCCACAAAACTGGGGATCAGGAGAAAGTGCAACTATCAAAGATGCTGCTGTTGATGGAAAAATTGAAACTGTAATTATCAAATCAAGAGGATCTGGATATCAAAAAACTGGAGGTAGTTCTACTGCAACCATTAGTGGAATCCCAATTCTCGGAAATGGAACTGGAGCAACAGTCACAGTTCAAATTTCTGGAGGAGAAGTCCTATCTGTTACGATAGAAAATGGTGGAACCGGATATACTAAAGGACTTATAAACTTTAGTTCTTCTGCTATTGCTGAATTAACTGGGGGGACTGGTGCCAGTTTTGAGGTTATAATTCCACCAAAGGGTGGACATGGGTATGACGTTTATCGTGAACTTGGAGCATTCCGAGTCATGATGTACTCTAAATACGATAATGAATCTGATTATGTAACTGGAAATACTTTCTCCAGAGTTGGAGTTATTAAAAATCCAGTTCAGTTTACCGGAAATGATCTGTATACAGAGCAAACAGCAACTGCTCTGGGCGCATTAAAGTTAAAGTCTAGCGTTGGATCAGGAACCACTGCAGGAACTGTTTATAACTTGAATGCTCAAATCAGTCAAACAGTTGGCGCTGGACAAACTGCAATCGGTTATGTTGCTTCTTGGAATCCAAATACTGGTGTTTTGAGATATTATCAACCGGTAGGTTTCGTGACCTCCACATATGCGGGAACTGCAGGAAATAGATTGTATGATTTTGCTGGTGTAGAGAACCCTATTCAGGGTGCTGCAACTGGAACTCCATTGATACCTGATATAAGCATGGACAATGTAAGTTCAGTGGTTGTTGGCGGTGCTACAGTTCAATTAGGACAAACATTTAATGATGGAAAAGCAAATCCGGAAGTAAAAAGATACTCTGGAGAAATAATCTATATAGACAATAGGGCCCCGATCACTCGATCAGCATCTCAAAAAGAAGAAGTAAAAGTTGTAGTAGAGTTCTAAACAAATGACCCAAAATACCAATCTAAATGTTTCCCCTTATTTTGATGATTTTAGCGAAGATAACAACTACAATAAGGTTCTTTTTAAACCTGGATTTCCAGTTCAGTCTAGAGAACTAACAACTCTACAGTCAATCTTACAGAATCAGATTGAAAGGTTTGGACAATACTTCTTCAAAGAAGGGTCCATGGTCATTCCTGGTGGAAACTTTTTAGATACTTCTTATTTTGCTGTCCGTATTGATCCACAATTTTTAAATATTCCAGTAAGACTCTACACTCAATATCTGGCAACTAATGGAATAGAAATTGAAGGTGAAGTTTCAGGTGTTACTGCTAATGTAGTCAATAGACTGACTGATATAGAGTCTGTTGATGGATATGATACTTTGTATATCAAATACAAGAAATCTGGTCCAGATGGTACTACTAGGACATTTATTGATGGAGAAAATCTGATAACAAAGTCGGATATTGAATATGCAAATACCAGAATTACAGCTGGCAGTTTGTTTGCTAGAACCATAGCATCAGAATCAACTAAAACTGGTTCTTCTGCATCAGTTAGTGAAGGTATCTACTTCATCAGAGGTTTCTTCGTTAAAGTGCCATCCAGTACAATAATTCTCGACCAATATACAAATACACCAAGTTATAGAGTTGGTCTTAGTGTATCGGAAGAAATTGTAAGTGCATCATCAGTAAATAGTGATCTTTTTGATAATGCTAAAGGATTTTCAAATGAATCTGCTCCCGGAGCAGATCGTTTTAGACTCTCAGTAACATTATCTAAAAAGGCATTAACTGATGCCGACGACTTGAGTTTTGTCGAATTGATGAGAGTTGATAATGGATATAGAGAAGAATTTGTAGACAGAACAGAATTTGCTACATTTAAAGATGAATTAGCAAGAAGAACATATGACGAGTCGGGTGATTATTATATCAAACCATTTAAAGTTGAACTCAGAGAAACTTTAAATGATAGATTAGGCAATAGAGGTTTATATTTCAGCAATCAAGTAACAAAAAACGGAAATACCCCTAATGATAATCTTTACACCGTTCAGGTTTCACCTGGAAAAGCATATATTAGAGGAAACGAAATTGAAACAAAAGCAACAGTATCTATTGATTCAATAAAACCAAGAACTGTTCGTAGCAAAGAAAATACATCTCTTCCAATTAGAATTGGAAATATTGCAAAAGTAGAAAACGTATATGGATCTCCTACCATTGGATTTGAAAATTATGTAGTTAATCTTAAAGATCAAAGATTAGCAGTTAATAGAGCAGAAGCAGGTGATACAATCGGTCACGCAAGAGTTTTTGACTTCAATGAAAATAGAGTTGTTGGAGCATCTACTGCTAGATATGATGCTAGATTGTATGATGTTGAAACATATACAAATGTCACTGTTGGTTTGGCACTAGATGCCCCTGAGAGTGCCTTCGTACAGGGTGCTTATAGCGGTTCTAGCGGTTATGTAGTGAGTGCAGTAACAAATGGTACTGTATTGTCTTTATCAGGCGTTAGGGGCGAATTTCAGTTGAATGAACCATTAGAAATTAATGGTCTTTCAGTTGGTAGAAATATCACTGCAGTAAGAAAATTTGATTTCTCGGATGTCAAATCATTACACAGAACTGTAGGAGTATCTACATTTGCCGGAGATATTGTTCTGTCTGTAGAAAAACAAGCATTTAAGGAAAGAAGCAATTTTAGAATTAATCATTCAACTGGAAAAGTTACTTCTACAAGTGTTAGTGATTTTACATCTCTAGTCAAAGTGGGTGACATTATTACCTATCCTAAGCAGGCAGGAACTGTTCCAACCTTTAATAGAGTAACTGCCGTAGCAGCAGGTGAATTAACTATTGCAGCAGTTCCTTCAGTATCTGGTATTTGTGACGGTACACTTTCCGAAACTGTGACAACAAATGATTTCGATGTTATTGTAGGATCATTACAACAGTCCGGCAAACCTGGATTTAGAGTACCTCTTCAAAACCAATATATTTCTTCAATCAATCTGTTAGACAGTACATGCATTGTAAGAAAACAGTTAAGTAAAAATATAACAAATCTAAATGAGTTTACTTTCAATATTTCTGACCTTGGGGATAATGATCTAAAATTTGAACCATTTACAACTTCCACTTATACTTTAACCTGGGAAACAGGACAAATTGAAGTTTTACAGGATGCACAAGCATCACTAAATGCCAATTTAACAGCTTTAACCCTAAGAGGACTGTCAAGAACAGGAAATGGAACCCTTACATTTACCGCTAAGAGAACCAAACTCTTATCTAAATCAAAGACAATCAAAAGATGTGAGCAGTTAATTGTCAATAGATCCAAGTTGTCGGGTGCAGGTGTAGGTGCAACTACATTTGATAATGGATTGAATGGTCCAAATCAAAATGGAAATGTTCAGTTCCCATATGGAACTAGAATCGAAGATAGAGAAATTTCTCTAAATTTCCCAGATATCAAAAGAGTTCTTGGTGTTTTCCAATCAAATGGAAATGGTGAAGCAACTCTTCCATCATTCACAGTATCAAGTCAATCCGCTACATTCACTGGAAATATTGTAGTTGGAGAGCAGATTGTAGGTGCATCATCTGGAGCGGTAGCAAGGGTTGCTACTGTTTCTGGTGCAGCAAAAGTAGAATTTGTCTATGAGAATCAAAAATTATTTGAAGTGGATGAATCATTCACCATGATGACTTCTGGAATTGTTGGAACAATAGGTTCAATTGTTATTGGTGATTCTAATATTTTAGATTCATATTCATTAGATAGGGGTCACAGAGAAGATTATGTAGATTTTGGTAGAATCACCAGAAAGAATGGTATAGCAGAACCAACGAGACAACTTAAAATTGTTTTTGATCGCTTTGAAACAAATGAAAGCGGTGGAACAGTTGAAAGTGTAAACAGTTATAACGGAATGAATTATAAGGACATTCCAAACGTCATTGACAGATCAGCTGCTGACTTTATTGACATTCGTCCAAGAATTGCTCCATATTCTACAGGAAGCACAAAATCACCATTTGACTTTGATTCAAGATCATTCACATCAACTACATCTGAAACAATTGTTTCAAATAAGACAATCGTTCTTGATTATGATTATTATTTGGGAAGAGTTGACAGACTATATCTCAATAAAGATGGTACATTTGAATTAATTACAGGAACTCCTGCTGAGGATCCAAAGGCTCCAATCAGAAATGATGAGGCAATGGAAATTGGTATCATTTATATGGAACCATATATTTGTGATGCTAAGAGAGATTCAAAAATTAAATTAACTCCACATAAACGATATACCATGAAGGATATCGGTGCTCTGGAGAGTAGAATCAAAAATCTTGAAGAGTATACAACCCTTTCACTGTTAGAAACAGATACTAAGAATTTATCAGTCAAGGATTCAAACACAGGATTGGATAAGTTCAAATCTGGATTTTTTGTTGATAATTTTCAAAATCACAGAAATCATAATCTCACTGGAGATTCATTCTTTGATATTGACAGACAAAAACGAGAGTGTAGACCAAGATCAACTGAAAGAAACGTTTCTCTTGGTTTTGAAACAAAAACTACTGCACAAGATCCACTTAATGCAGATTATGCTTGGGCAGGAGATTTTGATGATGGCAATATAACCAGAAATGGTCCTGGACTTACTCTAGCGTATGAAGAAGTTGCTTACATTGAGCAACCACTTGCGACAAGAACTGAAAACCTTAACCCATTCCACATTGCTCTCTTTACTGGAGTGGTAACTCTAACTCCAGAATCAGATTTCTGGGTTGAAGAAAATATTCTGGATATTTCAAACTCAACTAACATTGACAATGCCTTTAATGCAATTGCCGAATTGCTCGGTGTCGAAGACCGCGAAAATGGTGGAATGGCAGCAAGTGTTTGGAATACTAGTGAAGTAAATTGGACTGGTAGAGAACTTATTGGTGAAGAAACAGTTAGATCAGATGAAATCGGCAGAGCTCGCGACGTTAATTGGGGTACTAGAACTATCACCGATACGTTTACTTTTGAAGAAGACATTCAAAGAACATTTAATGCTTCAGGATTGGAAACAATTACTGCATTGCAATTAGATTCTACTGAACAATTGACCAGTCTTGGTAATACTGTTGTAAGCACAGAAACTATATTTACGGTTAGATCTAGAAATATTGAAATCAATGCAACTAATCTGAAACCAAACACAAGATATTACGTTTTCATGGAAAACGTTGATATGAATGAATATGCAGTTCCTAAGACACTGCCCATCACAATGACCACTGGATCATTTGTTGCTGGTGAAATTTTTGAATCTGTGGACTTTTTCCCAATTGCAAATCGTTCTTTACCACAATCTAGTTCAGCAAGAATTATTGGTAGAGTTGCACAAGCAAATCATAAAATTGGACCATTCAATGCTCCTACTCAAACTTATGATGATCTGTCCAGCACATATTCAAATACTAGCACTACATTAAACGTTGATACTGCTGACCTTGCTCTTCTGACAAGACCAGATCGTTTGGGATGGGTAAGACCAGGACAAGTACTTGCATCTGCTAGCGGACAATGCACAGTGGATAACATCGAATTGATGACTGATGCTACTGGAACTTTAATATTCTCTTTACATATTCCAGATCCTCTCAATCGTAGTAATCCTCGTTTCTCGACTGGAGTGAATAATATTACAATCACGACCAGTCCAACAAATGCATCGATCTTAGATCCAGGTGAGAGTAGGGTCAATGTTTCCTACAATTCAAGTGGTATTAGACAGAATTTACAAGAACAAGTTCTCTCTATTAGACAACCACAGATTAATGAAAGGGTCATTTCTGAAAATCAACCGATTTCTCAAATTCAACAAGAACTTGCTGAAGATGTTATACGAGATGATGTACGTCTAACGTTCATTCCACCTCCGCCACCACCGCCAAGATGGGGTGACCCACTGGCACAATCCTTCCTAATTACACCTGAGACTGGAAGTGATGGTGTATTCATTACTGGTGGTGATATCTACTTTAAGAGTAAAGATCCAGAGATTCCGGTAACTGTGCAGATTAGAACCATGAGAGATGGTTCACCGACTGAGACTGTTCTTCCTTTTGGACAAACTTTTGTTCAATCTGCTGATGTCAATCTTTCTGATGATGGTTCAGTTCCTACTAGATTTACATTTGATACCCCAGTTTATTGCCAGGGTAATGTTGAATACTGTTTTGTACTTATTTCACCAACAGATAAGTATCTAACTTTCATCACGAGAATGGGTGAAACTGATCTTCTTCTCAATTCTGTTTACAATAGACAACCATATCTTGGATCTCTATTCAAGTCACAAAACAGCACAACTTGGGATCCATCCCAGTTAGAAGATTTGAAGTTCACATTATACAAAGCGAAATTCCCTGTTAATACTCCTTCTACAGTTGTATTCTATAATAATGAACTGCCTATGGGTAGAATTAGAAAGTCTGATCCAGTTACAGCGTATTCTCAGAGACAAACAGTTTCAATTGCTGCAACTACATCAACGTTTGCACAAGGCACAACAATGATACAAGGAAACTCTGCCAGAAGTGGCGATGTATTCTTTGCAGGTGGTCCTGTAGGACTTGGGACTACTACCATGTCTTTGACTGGTGCTGGAATTGGTATCACACAAGGAACGTTTACAGGTATTGGGTTTACTTCATTGACTGGACATGGATCTGGTCTCGAAGCAACTATTAATACTACTGCTGCAAGTGGAATTGGAACCATAAACGTTACTAACGGTGGAAGTGGATATCAAGTTGGTGATTTACTTCTTTCCAATAATATTGGTGCTAGTGGAAGTGGTGCAAGATTAACAGTTGGTATAGTCACCGAAACAAATACAATTATATTGGATAATGTGACTCAAAAGTTTGTCGTTGGTACTGCCATGACACACACGGATGGAGGAGGAACTGCTGCAGTTATATCTGCTCCTACTGCTGTAGATGATGATCCTGTAAGAGATGGACTCACATTCAGAGTAGATCATAGAAATCATGGAATGCACGCTGGTGGAAACGTAGTTAAAATTACTAATGTTATCGGTGATACTATTCCTACTGCACTATCAGCAAAAATTGATAATGATTCGACAACGATTGATGTTGTTGATGGTTCTAATCTTACTACATTTGAAGGAACTGCAGTAAGTGGAGTTCATACTGGTTACATTAAGATCGATAAAGAAATTATTTCTTATAATGCAATTAATGGTAATGAAATTACTATTACTTCTAGAGAAGTAGATTCTTCACTCAAGTCAAATCACGCAGAGAGTGCATTTGTAAGTAAGTATGAATTTAACGGAGTGTCTCTCCTCAAGATTAACAAGGAGCATACCTTAGATAACAGAGATAAGACATTTGATTCGTATCTTGTTAAAATTGATAACCCAAGCAAGTTGTTTGATCGCACAAGACAGGGTGGAGGAGCTGAAGTAGAAGCATCTCAAAATATTCCTTTTGAATATATAAGACCAGATCTGAACTCAATCACACCAACAGGAACATCTGTCGATGCAAGAATTAAAACTACTTCAGGAACAAGTATAAGTGGAAGTGAGGTATCTTTTGCCGATAAAGGATACGAAAACGTTTCAATCAATAAACTTAACAATCTTGATGATCCAAGAATTGTGGCGTCGAAGACGAATGAATTCAATGTTATGTCTAATCAAAAGTCATTTGCATTAGAACTGACATTAGAAACTAGAAATGAAAATGTGTCTCCTATCATTGATTTGGAAAGCGCAAACATTATTCTGATGAGTAACTTAGTTAATGATGAGGTTGATGATTACTCAACTGATAGCAGAGCAAGACTCTCTGGTCTTGATCCTAATGCTGGAATTTATGAAACTCAGAGAATTAATTTAGAGTTTGCATCTAATTCACTTTATGTTCAGTTCGATGGTCATAGAGAATCGGAAGCAGATTTCCATGTATTCTATAAGTTATTCAATAGTGGAAGTTCTGACAATGATCAGGTGTACATCCCATTTAATGGTGATGGATCTCCAGATAAAGTTATAAACCCAAATGAGGGATATAATAATTTTAGTGATTATAAGTTCACCGCAGACAATGTTCCACAGTTCAATAGTTTCATGATTAAAGTTGTAATGACATCTACAAATCAGGCAAAAGCGCCTAGATTTAAAAACTTCAGAGCGATAGCGTTGAGATCTTTTGAAAATGAATGATTATTTGAAAGTTGAAAATGAAAACTCTTTAGTTAGAGATTTGAATTCAAATGCGATTATTAATACCAACAGAAGTGACTATGATAAATTCTTGAGTCTTTCTCAAAAAAAGGCTCAAGAAAAGAAAGAATATGATGATTTGAAATCTGATGTGAAGTCCCTAAAAGATGATATGAGTGAGATTAAATCGCTTTTGAAAAGTATTGTGGATAAATGAATTATAAATATGTAAAGATAGACCCTAACTGACAGTAATGGCAGCATATGTTAGTAACATTGTAATCGAAGCGGGTGCTGATTTTAATCAGCAGTTCAATCTTGAGGACATTGGAAATGCACCTTTAAATCTCACTGGTTATACAGGTGCATCTAGAATGAAAAAACATCATTCTTCTTTGTCAACTGCTGCTACTTTTACTGTATCATTTCCCAATAGAGTTCAAGGCGTTATGCAAATCGCCTTAACTGCATCAACAACCGCAGTGTTGAAACCGGGAAGATATGTTTACGACGTTCTATTGAGCGACGGATCTGAAAAGACCAGGGTTATTGAAGGTAGTGCTCTCGTTACTGCTGGAATTACCACGACTGTTTAAACCCTATGGCAGACATCAAAGTAAGGCTTGGATCACAAAACGCCGTAAAGGTTCTTTCATCATTTAAAGGTGGTGGGGGATCTACCTTAACTGGTTTGAGTGACGTTGACATTGGTTCAGGTCTCCAAAATGGCATGGTTTTAGTATATAACACAACAACATCTAGATGGGAAGCAACTTTAGAGTTGACACCAGGAAACACCCAGAACCTGAACATTAATGGAGGAAATTTCTAAGCCATGGCAAGTATTATAAGGGTAAAACGATCTACAGGATCAAATGCACCGGGTAGTCTAAATTTTGGTGAACTTGGTTTAACCATTGGATCGGGTACACAGGCCAACAAAGGAGAACGACTCTTTGTTGGTGATGATTCAGGTAATGTAGATGTAATTGGTGGTCGTTATTACACAGACCTGATGGCGCATGGTCCTGGTCTGGTTGCTGCCACCCAGAACCCTACTACACCAAGTAACGGATTCGTTGCTATCCTTGATAACGACAGAAAAGTTGATCAATGGAACGTAGATAATTTAAGGTTAGATTTAAATACATTATCATCAACTAATACTGATGGTGATATCAATATTGATCCCAACGGATCTGGTGAAATTGTAATTCCAGATGACACATTCCTGACCTTTGGTACAAGTAAGGATACCAAGATCGAATATGATGAAGATGGCGCTGATAAAATTCAAGTAACTGGTGCTGATTGGGATTATAATGCTGGAGTTCAGATTACTATTTCTGACACCACCAATGCGACTAGTAAAGATACTGGTGCTCTTGTAGTTGAGGGTGGAGTTGGTATCGAGAAAGATCTCCATATTGGTGGTGGTGTAGTTGTCGCTGGTATTGTTACATTCAGTGGACAATTCCAAGCCGATGCTGTTGGTATTTCATCCAACGTAATTTCAACTCTTCCAGGATCGGGAAATGTTTTATATCTTGATCCATATCCCGATGGATTAAGCAATGAAGGTCAAGTTGTTATTAAGGGTGACCTGCAAGTTGATGGTACAACGACTGTTGTTAACTCAACTGCTGTTTCTGTTAATGATCCCATCTATCACGTTGGTGATGTAACGAGTAACAGAACTGTAAGAATCCCAGTGGTTGCTGGTGTATCCACAGTTAATTTGGATTCTGTTGTTGGAATTAATACTGGTGACCACATTGCGGCAACAGGAATTGCTGTCGGTGGTATTGGTACAGTTACTGCTATTGATATAGCAAATAAAACTGTAACCTATAATGGAACTTCACAAGCTCCAGGTATTACCACAACATCTCAAGTTGTCATAACTCATGGTTATGATACAAATACTGACAGAGGTATTTCATTCAACTATAATACCGGATCTGGAATTGCAAACAACAAAGTCGGATTCTTTGGATTTGACGATAGTGCAATTTCTAACAGTTCGGCAACTGCAACTAATCATGGAACTCATGGTGATGGAAGCAGAAAGTGGACTTATATTCCAGATGCAACTGTATCAAACAGCGTAGTTACTGGAACCAAAGGGTTTTTAGATGTTAAAGGTATCTACTATCAGTCTGGTAACTTCAATACTGGTGGTGCTGTCTACTTTGACAGCGATGGTCTGCAAAGATCAACCAACTCACCAACTGATGCAGGTAATACACTAACTTCTACACAAATTCTGACTGCCGTAAGTGAAATTGTGCTTACAGTATCATCAAGTAGTTACACACAAGGTGCTCAGATTACTCAGCAGAATAATAGTTCTGCTTATGGTGTAGTCAAAACTACCGTAAACAGTGGTACAGCAGTAACGTTGATTGGTGTTCAAGGAACATTCAATACAACTGATGATCTGGTTGTAAATGGAGCATCTAATTCCATTACTCCAAGTAATGTAGCAACTACATATACTAACAAGCCCACCTGGACTGATACCCTAGACGGAGGAACTTTCTAGCCTTATGAATAAAGAAGTTGATGTGAATATTTTGATTAAGAATTATCATGCTAAAATTTCTTCGTTAATGAATCAGAATATTCTCTTAGAAGCAAAACTTGAGTCTTTAACCCAAGACTATCTTGAATTGCAGCAGCAGGTACAGACAGAAGAATTTCAAGAACCAGGTATCGAAGAATGAGCCAACCATCGACCAGACAAGAATTGATCGATTACTCTCTAAGGAGACTTGGTTATCCTGTTCTTGAAATCAATGTTGATGATGATCAGATTGAAGATCTTGTAGATGATGCCATTCAACATTTCCAAGACTATCATTATGATGGTGTGGAAAGAATGTATCTGAAACATAAGGTCACAAAGGCAGAAAAAGAAACATTACGAACTGGTGTTACTACAACAACTGCAACATCATCCACTGGTGTTACTAGTGTTGGTTGGGCAGAAAGTTTGAATTTTCTTCAACTTCCTGATCATGTAATTGGCGTAAATAAAGTCTTCAAGATGGATAACACCATCTCTGGTAGTCTCTTTAATATCAAATATCAACTGTTCCTGAATGATGTTTATTATTATGGAGCACTTGATCTTCTGAACTATACCATGACAAAAACTCATCTGGAAGATATCAGTAGACTTCTGACTCCAGATACTCAGATAAGATTTAACAGAAAAAGAAATAGATTATATTTAGATATCGATTTTGCTGACCTAGGTAATGATGACTATATTATTCTTGATTGCTATCGTTTAGTAGATCCAGCAGATGCATCAAAAATTTACAATGACTGGTGGGTTAAAAAATATACTACTTCTTTAATAAAAAGACAGTGGGGACAAAATTTAATTAAATTCCAAGGAGTCATGCTTCCGGGTGGAGTATCTTTAAATGGAAGACAAATTTATGATGATGCAGTAAGAGAACTTGAAGATCTCGATAGAGAACTCAGAGACACATATGAAACTCCCCCATTTGACTTGATAGGTTGATGTATCATGCCATTAAATTCTTACTTCTTACAGGGTTCACCGACTGAACAGAGACTCGTTCAAGATTTAATCAATGAACAGTTGAAGATGTATGGACAGGATGTCGTATATCTTCCAAGAAATGTTATAAACAAAAATACAATTCTGAGAGAGATTACTGCTTCTGGTTTTGATGATGCATTCAGACTAGAGGCGTATCTTTTAAATTATCAAGGTTTTGAAGGATCAGGAGATATTCTCTCTAAATTTGGTGTTCAGAGTACAGATGCTGTTACATTTATAATTTCTAAGGAAAGATATGAAGATTTCATATCTCCGATGCTCGTAGGTCAGAGCGAAAACATAGTATCAACGAGACCACAAGAAGGAGATTTAATTTATTTCCCTCTTGATAATACAATGTTTGAGATCAAATATGTTGAGGGAAAGAAACCATTCTATCAACTTAACAATCTTTATGTTTATCAATTAAGTTGTGAGGTTGCTGATCTTGCTCTTGATGATGAAATTGATACCGGAATCGAGGCAGTGGATCAATCTGTTGTTGATTTTGTCTTCACTACTACCATGTCAATGATAGGAGTTGGAGCAACAAATGCAACCGCAACATTACAATTAGCAAAAGATATTGCTGGCATCAATACAGGATTTTCGGTAAATGCAGTTGATCTAATTCATGACGGAACTGGGTACACTGCTCCACCACTTATTAGAATTGCTAAAGCACCCGCTGGTGGAACTGATGCCACTGCTGTAGCAATTATGACCAGTAGAACTGGTCAGGTTGGACAATCAATTGATTTCATTCAAGTAACCAATCCAGGATTTGGATATACTTCTCCACCAGTTATCACTATCAGAAGTCAGAATGCAATTGGAAGCGGTGGTATTGCAACAGCACTTCTTGCTGTGGATTCAGTAGGAGCGCCAAACATTACTGACTCTGGTGAAGGTTTTGTTGTGTCTGCACCACCAATTGTTGCTATCGGAACTGCTCCTGTGGGCGGAACCAATGCCACTGCAGTTGCAGTTGTGAATACAAACGGAGAATTGGCAAGTATTCGCTTTACAAACGCTGGTGCAGGTTATACAGCGGCACCATCAATTACCATTGGATCTCCAGATGCCGGAGAGGTAGAAGAAAACTATCAATTCAAGGAAATTGTAAGAGGTGTTTCTACTGGAACTACTGCCATTGTTTCTGATTGGGATAGAGATACTAGAGTTCTTGAAGTTACCAAACTTAGCGCACCTGGATTTACTGTTGGTGAATTTGTTGTCGGAATTGGAACAACACTACTCGGTTCAAATGCTAAATATCGAATATCTACAATATCAGATCAAGACGAAGTTGATACTTTTGCAGATAATGACACATTTGAATCTCAGGCAGATTCAATTTTAGATTTCACAGAATCTAATCCATTCGGAGAGTACTAATGCTAGGAACATATTATTATCACGAAATTATAAGAAAGACGATTATATCTTTCGGAACTTTGTTTAATTCAATTGATATTAAGCATAAGGATCAGACTGGAAAAAATTATTCTACAGTTAGAATTCCTGTTGCATATGGTCCTGCAGAAAAGTTCTTAGCAAGATTAGAGCAGAAACCAGATATAAGAAAAAGAGTGGCAATCACTTTGCCAAGAATTGCATTTGAACTATCATCAATTACATATGATAACTCTAGAAAGGTTTCTACAATGCAGACCTTCAAAGCAGTTACCAAAGATGGAAGTAAAGCAGCAAGAAAAGTCTTTATGCCAGTCCCTTACAATCTGGGATTTAGACTTTCGATTATGTCACAGTACAATGAAGATGCCCTGCAGATATTAGAGCAAATTCTTCCATACTTTCAACCATCTTTTAATATCACAGTTGATTTAGTTGCTGCAATTGGAGAAAAGAGAGATATCCCCATGGTTCTGGATAATATATCTTTCGATGATAATTACACTTCAGGATATGATGAGAAAAGAGTTATCATTCACACGTTAGACTTTACCGCTAAGACATACCTGTTCGGTCCTGTTGCAGATAGTAGTGAAGGTCTTATCAAGAGAGTTCAAGTGGACTATTCAACTAATACAAACAGAAAAGATACAACCAGATCTCTTAGGTACGTTGCAACACCTAGAGCACTTAAGGATTACAATGATGACAACACAACCACACTTGCAGAGGATATAACTGATACCAAGACCATGTTTACTGTATCCAATGCTTCTAGTTTGGTTGCGGACAGTTATATTGCAATTGGTGGTGAATTAATGTACATTAGAGAAATTAGTAATGAAACACTTACTGTCAATAGAGGAGTTGATGGTACTAGAACAGATGCTCATCTTTCAGGAGCGTCTGTTGATGTTGTAAATAATGATGACAATGCACTGGTTGAAGTTGGTGATGACTTCGGATTCAGCGAAGAAAGATTTGACTTTGCTGATGGTAGAACGTTTAGTCCTAGTAAAGGTATTGACTTATGAATGAACAATTCGATAAAATAAATGATTCGTTGGACATTGAAGTTCAAGCAGGAGAAATAGTAAAAGAGACTAAACAGAAACTCAGAGATATTAACAAGAAAGATGACCCTACAGCGGATTATGAGTATACCCGTGGCAATTTGTATTCTTTGATTGAAAAAGGTCAGGAAGCAATCAACGGTATTCTTGAACTAGCACAAGAAGGACAGCAACCTAGATCATACGAAGTTGTTGGTCAACTTATCAAAAGTGTTGGAGATGTATCAGATAAGTTGATTGACTTGCAGCAAAAGATGAAGGATCTAAATAAAGAAGATGCTAAATCATCTCCTACTACTGTAAACAATGCGTTGTTCGTTGGTTCAACAGCAGAGTTACAAAAATTATTAAAAGACGGATTCAAGCAAGAATAATGCCAGCAGTATCCAAAGCACAGCAAAGATTCATGGGTATGGTTTATGCCGCCAAGAAAGGTGAGATGAAAAATCCATCACCGGAGGTTGCTGATGCTGCTGCCTCTATGAAGAAAAAAGATGCAAAAGATTTTGCTTCAACTAAGCATAAAGGATTGCCTGAAAAGAAAGAAGTTAAAGAAGAAGATAACTATAGTCAAAAAAAGAAAGAGTTGAAAAAAACTGCACCACCAAGAAATAAAAGATTTAAAGAACTTCACTCTGGTACTAATACTGCAGGAAATACTGACGTTAATGAAATGAAAGGATACGGAGAAGAAAGATTCTGTGAACTTTGTGGTAAGAAAGAATATCGTGAAGAGTGTAGTTATGGTCCCAAAATGTGGGATATGTTTACAGTAAAAAACTTCAGTAAATCTGTTGTAGTTCCAGGAAAAGCAACATACGAACAAACTATGACTGATCATTCTAACTGGAGAAAAGAAATTTCTGAGGGTTCACTTCATAAGTGGTTCAAAGGATCTAAGTCCAAAGATGGTAAGGGTGGTTGGGTTAATGTAGTTACAGGTGGAACTTGTGCTAGTGATGAACCAGGAGAAGGTACACCTAAGTGTGTATCATCTTCAAAGAGAGCAAGTATGAGTAAGTCAGAAAGACTGTCTGCTGCTCGCCGTAAGAAAAAAGCAGATCCAGGACAACAACAAAAAAGTGGCGCAGCAAAACCAACTTATGTTGCGACAGATAAGAAAAAGAAAAAGGATGTAAATGAAACGTATCTGCGAATACAGGAAAGAGGAAAGACTTATACTATAGTTTTAAACTGGAGAGGTAAGACTATTACAACCCAAATGTTTTTCGCTAACTTTAATAGACCAGCGAAAGAGGAAGTAGTTAAAGAAATTAGGAAGATTTATCCTAATGCTATGGTTCTTTACTATAATCCTGTCAGGAGGGATCCAACTCTACCACTGTTGTTTGCAGGAGAACCTAATGAATCCAGATGACATTCAGTTGCAAAATTTGAATAAGAGTTTTGAATATACAAAACTTGCTAGAGAAATTGACACATGCAACGATACGGATGAACTCAAGAACATAGCAAAGTGCTATGTCAAACTTTACTTAAGAACACAAGAAACAGTAGCGTCTATAGGAAATATCTGAATTATGTCTGACAATATCTATTTGGGGAATCCTAACCTTAAAAAGGCAAATACCCCAATTGAATTTACACAAGAACAGATTGCCGAATTTATTAAATGTAAGCAAGATCCTGTCTACTTTGCAAAGAAGTACGTCAAGATTGTAAGTTTGGATGAAGGTCTTGTACCGTTCATTCCATATGACTTCCAAGAAAAACTCATCAATAACTTTCATGAAAACAGATTCAATATCTGTAAGATGCCACGTCAGACTGGTAAATCTACAACATGCGTATCATACCTTTTACATTACGCTGTTTTCAATGATAGTGTCAACATTGGTATCCTAGCAAACAAAGCAGCAACTGCTAGGGAATTACTTGGTAGGTTACAAACTGCTTACGAAAACTTGCCAAAATGGATGCAACAAGGTATTATAGCATGGAACAAAGGATCTCTGGAACTAGAAAATGGCAGTAAAATTTTGGCAGCATCTACATCTGCATCTGCTGTCCGAGGTATGTCATTTAACATCCTCTTTCTCGACGAGTTCGCGTTCGTCCCGAATCACGTTGCTGACTCGTTCTTTGCCTCTGTTTATCCTACTATTACTTCTGGTAAAAGTACGAAGGTAATCATCGTTTCTACTCCACACGGTATGAATCACTTCTCCCGTTTGTGGCATGACGCAGAAAAAGGAAAGAACGAATATATTCCAACTGATGTTCACTGGTCTGAAGTTCCAGGTAGAGATGCAAAGTGGAAAGCAACTACAATTGCCAACACATCAGAACAACAGTTCAAGATTGAGTTCGAGTGTGAATTCCTTGGATCTATTGATACTCTGATATCTCCCTCTAAATTAAGAGCATTGGTATATGAAAATCCAATGACTAGAAATGCTGGATTGGATTTGTATGAGAATCCAGTACCAGGTCATGATTATATTTGTACTGTTGACGTTGCACGAGGAGTCAGTGAAGACTACTCTGCCTTTATTGTTGTAGACATAACAGAATTTCCACATAGGGTAGTAGCGAAGTATCGGAACAATGAAATCAAACCGATGCTATTTCCCAATATCATCTATGAAGTAGTAAGAAATTATAATAACGCATTTGTTCTCTGCGAAGTAAACGATATCGGAGATCAAGTTGCATCAATTCTAAATTATGATTTAGAGTATCAGAATTTATTACAGTGTTCTATGAGAGGTAGAGCAGGTCAGATTGTTGGTCAGGGATTCTCTGGTAAAAAGACACAACTTGGTGTCAAGATGAGTAAGACTGTCAAACAGGTTGGATCGTTAAACCTCAAGACAATGATTGAAGAAGACAAGGTTCTTTTTAAAGATTATGAAATCATATCAGAATTAACTACCTTTATTCAGAAGCGTAACTCATTTGAAGCAGAAGAAGGTTGTAACGATGACCTTGCAATGTGTCTGGTAATCTATGCATGGTTGGTTCAACAGGATTATTTCAAAGAACTGACTGACCAGGATGTCCGTAAGAGATTATACGAAGAGCAGAAGAATCAGATTGAACAGGATATGGCACCTTTTGGTTTTATGTCAGATGGATTGGATGATAATAGTTTTGTGGATAGTGAAGGTGATAGGTGGTATGCAGATGAATATGGTGATAGATCTTATATGTGGGAGTATCACTAATGGACATCGGAGAACAGTTTGGATTAGAACACCTACTGTTCAAAGAGAGAAAGTGTAGAACTTGTGGTGAGACAAAAGATCTAATTGATGGGTTTTATCTCATTAGAAAAGGCAGAGGAATGTTCCCATCATCGTATTCTTATGAGTGTAAGGAGTGTACGAAGAAAAGGGTAATGAAAAATAGAAAAGGAGATACTGGTCATTGGCAGTATCCAGATTGGTAGTTCATGCACTGTTTCCCCGGTGAAAGGGTCAATTTTTCTAAATAGTTTTAGTAAAATTGAATCTCTATAGAGGGAAAGACATGTCGCTTAACTTAGTATCCCCTGGCGTCAAGGTAAGAGAAGTTGACTTAACCATTGGTAGAGTGGATGCCGCTAATGATCAGGTTGGCGCAATTGCTGGACCTTTTGTTAAGGGTCCCGTAGATGTTCCAGTTTTGATTGAAACGGAACAAGATCTTCTCGCTACCTTCGGAAAGCCGGTAGACACAGATGCACAGTACGATTATTGGATGAGTGCATCATCGTACCTTTCATACGGAGGTACATTAAGAGTAATCAGAACTGATGATGATCAGTTGAATAATGCCAACTCTGGCGTTTCTGCAGATTCAGTCACTCTTAAGATCAAAGGTTATGAGGATTATGAAAATTCTTATACCACTGCCACTACTTGGCATTATGCAGCAAAAAACCCAGGTAGATGGGCAAATAAATTAAAAGTTTGCACCATTGATGCATTCGCTGACCAGGTAATTACTGTTAGCAGCACTGCTGGTGTCAACATCGGAATGGGTGTTACTCAATCGTTAGAAGGAAAAACTGCTGCTGGAATTGGAATTACCGAAGCACTTGATGGTTTCATAAGAGGAATCATTACTGGTGTTGGAACAGATTCTGGTTTAGAATCAAATCAAATTTCAGTTAATATCACCGATACTGTAAATGCTGCTGGAGTTTCTACTGCAGTAACTTATCAACAAGGCGGTGTATTCTCATTCGACGCACCAACTACAACTCTTGTAACCTCCAATGTTGGAGTTGCAACAACTGCTGGTACAATCGACACTGCTTTTGATGTTTCAATCAGCGGAATCGTTACTACTGGAGTTGCACTTGGTGATGTAGTCACAGTAACTGGAGGCAACTCAACTGTTGCTGCAGGAACAACTGTTATCGGAATTGGAACAGACTTCATTACAGTTGATAGAACAATCACTGGTATCAGTACCGCAGGAGATGGATCAGTCTTTACGTTCACTAGATCTTCACAGACTTCAGAATTCCTGAACACAATGAGAGTTGTTAGCACTGCTGGCACTACCATTACATCATTTACAGGTAGCACAACAGTTGCTGACTGGTATTCACTTCAAACTCTTGGATTAGACAATGCTGTAGTATACTGGAAGAATATTGCTGAGAAACCCGGAACTTCTCAGTATGCTTCTGAAAGAAGTGCTAAGAACGATGAGATGCACGTTGTTGTCGTTGATGACAGCGGATCAGTCACAGGAATCGCAGGAAACATTGTTGAGAAGTTTACCTTCCTCAGCAAAGCATCTGATGGTAAGAGATCACCTACAGAGCGTGTTTACTACAAGTCCTATGTTGCTACAACTTCAAATTACGTATACGCCGGAGCACACAGAACCGGAGTTTCTGGAGGTCTTACACAGTCATCAGGAGTTGGATTTACAACATCTGCCATTGCAAACTGTGGATCTGAAGCACAGGGAACTAGTTTCTCAGTAGACGGTAAGAGAGTATACAACCTGACAGGTGGTGAAAACTACTCTGCACAAGGTGGATTTGAACCCACTCTTTCTAACGTCATCAGTTCTTATAATATTCTCAAGAACCCTGCAGAATATCCTGTCAACTTCTTGATCAACGGACCTTCTGGTGGATCTACAATTCAAGAATCACAAGCAAAAGCAAACAAACTGATTGAGATCGCAAATCTTAGAAAAGATTGTATCGCTTGCATCTCACCTCATAGAGCAGGTGTAGTCAACGTATCTGATTCTGATACTCAAACGACAAATATTATTAACTTCTTTGATACATTAACATCATCTTCATACGCTGTATTCGATTCTGGATACAAGTACATGTATGACAGATTCAACAACGAATTCCGTTACATTCCTTGTAACGCTGATACTGCTGGACTTATGTGCAGAGCATCCATTAATGAATTCTCTTGGTTCTCACCTGCTGGTGCATCAAGAGGAACAATCAATGGCGCTGTCAAACTTGCATACAATCCATCACAAGCACAAAGAGATCTGATCTATCCTAAGAGAATCAATCCAATCATTGCTTCTCCTGGAGCGGGAATCATTCTCTTCGGTGA